GCCAATTTCGACGACTTGTCTACAGACGAAATAGACTACAGCGATACTAACGAGGACGTCATCGATGGATGGCATCCAGCGGCTGCATTATCTTTATTTAAATACGAATTGAAATCCTCTGAGAATAGCTTCAATACAAGTATTCAGACGTCGAGGGATGCGGGAACGACATTTTTTGAGCAAACGCTTCAAATTTCCTTAAAGAAATTAGACCAAGCGATGCACAAAAATATAAAACTTTTGGCATTCGGCAGACCGAGAATAATTGTGCAGACTATGACCGATGATTTCTTCCTAATGGGATTGGCTCAGGGAGCCGACGCTGAGGCTGGGGAAGTCAACAGTGGCGGGGCTTTAGGCGATTTTTCAGGCTACAAATTGACGTTCATATCAAGGGAAGTCAGCCCTCCGAATTTCATTAATATATCAGCAGAGTCAGGACTTCTTACAGCCTTTTCAAGCTCTGGTGGAGAAAATGCTACAATAGTAACAAATTAGTACGTTTATTCCTTTCATAACGTAGGGCACCTTTCGGGGTGCCTTTTTTGTTTTAAAAGGTAACAAGTCAAAAAAAAATAGGTTATAGGGTTAGAATGGTAATATTACAGCAATCAGCATCACAGCAAAGCATAAGGTTTATACCAAGGACTTCAAGCTATGACGGTCTTTTTATAACGGATGACCAAACGAATACAGAGGTCCAGGTAACTATTGCAAGCAGCGTTCAAGGAGATTACTTTGATACTATTAACGCAACTTTCACTATCTTGCAAAATCATTTTTACAACTTGGAGATTCGTAACGGATCCACGGTTGTTTATAAAGACAAAATATTTTGCACAAATCAAGCGATTGATTCCTATTCAGTAAATGAAGGTAAATATACAAGCATACCGTCAAACAATGAATTTATTATTTTATGAGTAAAGACGTACATATTTTAGAATTAGCAGCATACGAAGCTCCTGTAATTTCGGAGAGCAAGAAAGACGACTATGTAAGCTTTGGAGATGACAATAATTACTTTCAGTTCTTAATAGATTGCTACACAAACAGCACTACTCAAAATGCGATTGTAAACAATATTAATCGTTTAGTATATGGAAAGGGATTAAATGCAACAGATGCAAGCAAAAAGCCTAATGAGTACGCTGCAATGATTTCGATGTTCAAGAAAGAGGATGTCAGAAACTTAGTCAGCGACTTGAAGCTTTTAGGTCAATGCGCTATGCAAGTTATTTACTCTAAGGACCGTAAAAAAATAGCTGCCGTTCATCACATGCCTGTTCAACTTTTACGAGCAGAGAAGTGCAACGAGGAGGGCAAGATTGAGGCTTACTATTATTCGGATGACTGGACAGATACAAAAAACTACCAACCTAAAAGAATTCCAGCTTTCGGCTTTTCAAATGAGCCTATTGAGATTTACTACGTTAAGCCTTACTCGGTAGGATTAAAATACTACGCTTTACCAGATTATATTGGGGCGTTACCATACTGCACCTTAGAGGAATCAATCAGCGATTACTTAATAAACGAGGTGAACAATGGCTTCGCAAGTCGAGTAGTTGTAAATTTTAACAATGGACAACCGTCGGAGGAACAACAACGAATGATTAAGCATAAGGTTATGCAAGGCTTAACTGGAACGCAAGGAGAGAAGGTAATTGTTAGCTTTAATTCAAACGCAGAAAGTAAAACAACGGTTGATGCGATGCCTGTAAATGATGCGCCTGACCTTTACGCTACACTTGCAGAGGAATGCCTTAGAAAAATAATGCTCGGAAATAACGTAACGAGCCCACTACTTTTTGGCATAGCAAGCGCAAATGGATTCTCAAGCAATGCCGATGAATTGCAGAACTCGTTTATTTTGTTCGACAATATGGTAATACGACCAATGCAAGATTTGTTGATTGATGCCTTTGACGATATTTTATCGTTTAACGGTATATCCTTAAACTTGTATTTTAAGACGCTTAAACCGCTTGAATTTACTGACTTGGATAATATAGTAACAGACGAGCAGAAAGAGGAGCAGACAGGCTTAGAATTACGCTCAGAGATAAATGAAAAGGATGCTAAAAACATACTTGACAACTTGGAGGGCGAAGTTATGGGCGAGGAATGGGAGTTGATTGACGAAAGAGAGGTTGACGATGAAAACACGGAGCTTGAAGATTGGATAAAAGAAAACGACAAGAAAGGTAAAAGCACTTTACAAAAGTTTGCTGATGTTATTAAAAGTTTTCCAAGCCGAAGCAGTTACCTTGACAAATCAATTTACAAAGTAAGATACAAATACAGCGAAAAATACAGCAGTTCAAAGACAAGAGGTTTCTGCAAGAAAATGATGACAAGAACTAACAACGGAGTTGTATATCGCTTAGAGGATATTGACAAGGCTTCAAGGCAAGGTGTAAACAAATCATTTGGACATAAAGGAGAAGCTTACGATTTGTTTAAATTCAAAGGCGGTGTTAACTGTGGACATTTTTGGAGCGAACAACTCTACAGATTGAAGAAAAAGAAAGACGGTTCATATTATGAGGATAAGGCATTAAGTAGTTCGGCAGAGGTAAATGATATACCAAAGAGTTATAAACCTTCGCCTTATGGAAATGCGAAATCTAAGATAGCTCCAAAGGATATGCCTAATAACGGACACCACCCAAATTACAAAGGATAAGATATGGCAACAGCATTACTCATAACAAGAGACGACATTGTACGGTTTACGCAAATGAACGGAAACCTTGACACGGATACTTTTATCCAGTATATCAAAATAAGTCAAGATATAGAAATCCAGGAAATGCTTGGAACGGATTTGCTTAAAAAGATTCAAGCGGATATTGTTGCAAGTAATTTAGTGGATCCGTATTTGACTTTATTAAACGATTACATAAAAGACTGCTTGATACATTTCGCTTATGCAAGATACTTGCCTAACGGAGCTTACACGATTTCAAACAAAGGAATCTATAAACACAACTCCGAGAATAGCGATACGGTATCAAAAGAAGAAATAGATTATTTGGAAGGAAAGGCGATGCAAACGGCTATGCATTACAAAGAGCGTTTTGTTCAATATATGAATTTTCACCAAAGCGACTTCCCTGAATTTACAAGCAACAAAGACGGAGACGTTTTTCCGAGCGATGACATAAACTTCACTGGATGGGTAATGTAAGATACAAGGCAAAGAAGAAAGACATTGAGAAACTTAGAATTTATTTACAAAAATTAGAGAATGGCGGACATCAAGATAAGTCAGATAACGGCAAAAAGTAACAATCTTGCAAGCACGGATTTATTTGCAATTGCTGAAAGCGATGGCTCTGGTGGTTTTGCATCTAAGAAAATAAGCGGAGCGCAGCTTAAAGACAGTACGCTAAACGAGCAAACGGTTACAACTTATAACCTTGTTTTAACAGATGCGCATAAAACCGTTATAATTACAAACGGTAGTGCAATAGATGCAAGAATACCTACAAACGCAGGTACGGCTTTTCCTATTGGAACACGGATTGAAATAATACAAGGCGGTGCAGGTCAAATAACGGTTACACCAACATCAGGCGTAACGGTAAACTCAAGCGGTGGAAAGACGAAACTTGCGGCTCAGTACGCAGTAGCAACAATATTAAAAGTAGCAACGAATACATGGTATTTGTTTGGAGACATAACAACATAAGAAAATGGCAAACACGATAGATTGGGGAGAAGCTTCAGTAAACAATACAAACGAATACGGAAAAGGTGCAATCAATAATACTATTCGTTGGGGCAAAATATATGAGTCAAGCGCAAGCGGTGAAACTAATATTGGAACGGCAGCAGCTTTTTCAAATACTAAGAGTATAGAGTTTGATGGAATAGATGCTTACGCAGAATTAGCAAGTAGAACTCAAAACTTTACAAATTTCACTTTAAGTTTTTGGATAAAACCAAGTGCATCCATTGGTGCTTCTTTTGATGGTATTGTAGGTCAAGATAGTTCAACTGCTGAGGGTGGAATTTTAAGATATTTAGTAATGCACGGGACTCAAGTTCGTGCATTCATTGGAAGTTGGACAATACTATCAAGCACTTTAACTTTAGGAAATTGGCATCATATTGCACTTACTTACGATTCAACTTCAAATGTATTGAAAGGATACACAAATGGCAGTTTATCAGTCACGGTAAATTCACCTAATTTTAGTGGTGCTTCTACGAATGCACATAGCTTTAGAAGAATAGCAATGAGAAACGCAAGTTTGTCTACTTGTTTACCAGCTCATTTAGATGAAATGTCAGTATTTAGTAGTGCTTTAGATGCAACGCAAATAAGTTCAATTTACAATAGTGGTAAACCGAATGATTTAAGCAGCCTATCGCCTGTACATTGGTGGAGGTTTGGCGATGGAGATACTTCGCCAACACTTACTGATAACGGTAGTGGTTCAATTAATGCGGCTATGGAAAACGTAACTACATTCTCAACTGATGTACCAACTTAAAATATAAAATGAAAAAAGTAGCAAAAACATACGCAATAATTAACATAGCAGATTTATCAAATATTGACTTTTCACAAGTGGGCGAAACTTCAGCAGAAACGATCCGCAAAAGTTTAGATGAAACAGAGTTCATAATCAAGTACGATGCAGTACCTACGTTTATTAGTGACGGAAGCGTAGAGATTTTAAAAGCAATGAATCACCAAGA